GACTACTTGAATGCCGTGCCCGTAGTTTCTTGATTTTACTCTTGTGCCTCCGTTTGAGGTTGTCTCTAGGCTTTCCGTGTATTCTTCGCCTACTTGTTTGTTGTTTAGGTCAACAACAGTGCTTGTCTTTCCTTTCGCTTGAGGCAAATAACTTTGTTCTTTCCACCCAACCCTTAGCTCATGGCTTACTTGATTTGTGTTTATAAAATTTTCGCCGTCTTCGCCTTTTATCGGAGACTCGTCTAAATATATGCCTTTTCTGTTGCCCTCAATCCCGTCAATGGGACCCTCGCAGAGTAGGTCAACAATCTTGATGACAGAAGAAGAATTGAGTCCCATGTTTACGCCTCCGAAACTAAATTTTCAGTTTGGTTTTGACTTGAATTGGTGAAATGATCGTAGCCAACGCCTCTGACTTTAATTCTGCCATTGTTAGTGTCGGCATCAGTATCAATAATGCGATACCTGACATCTACGGTCGTATCGCCATCCTCTTTGCCGCTAACACCGTAAGTTATTGCGTGGCACCATTTATAATTGTCAGTGCTTGCGAGTAAACCTTGAATGGTGCCGCGAACGTTACAGAAAATTGGGGACTCGCCAGAATAGTTGTCTTTTTTAACCACAAGTTCGTATGTGACAAAGGCGGGAACTGTTTTGCCGCCAAGCTGTCTTCCAAGCCCTTTGTCTATTTCAAGAAACACTTGAAGGTTGCCAAATTCATTGTCGTCTTGGTCATAGTTCCTAATGTCTGAAGTGTTTTCAGTTTCTCCAACTTGGTCAAAAGCTAAAACATCGCTTGAAAGTCTTTTTTTGTAGCCTTTACTAGTGTTCTTGTTTTCAAGTTTGGCCGAACTATCGCTCCACTTTCTTGTTCTTAGGCCGTTATGTGATTTAAAGTTGTTTTTAGGTTTTTCACCATTTACCGTAATTGTCGCTGCACCTGGCGCGATAAAAAAGTTGCTAGTTGGGTCACTTTCGTCTGCAACCTCAACCTTAGAAGAAATTAAGTGGCTGCCAACCAAAAGCTTGCCGTACACCAGAGGAACTGTCGCTCCAACCCCAACTGTGTTTGCAGGACCAGAAAAAGCATAAGATTGCTGGCCCGATACAGCGCGTGAAACTCCTTGTGCACCTGATGCGTTGGTGTTTTCTCCACTAACAGTTCGCCTGTTGTTGTCAAGACTTGGAATGACTGGTTGCGGCGAAAGCAACTGGGCCGTACCACTAAGAGCTAAGGCACCGCCGATTGCAAGAAGCGCAATACTTCCTACTGCCGCCTGACTAACAGCAAGACCCCCAGCAACAGCGCCGATACCAGTAACACCAACAGATCCTGCAAAAATAGTACCAGCACCAAAACTTACGAAGGAAAGAGCAACTAAACCTACTCCAACTAAAATCTGCGTAAGTGCGCCACCGCCGCCTCCGCTGCCTGCAACGACGGGGGTTAGAACAAGATCGTTTTTACCTAACGGTAAATGCAGATCGTCGTAATTTAAGCACTCGCCAGCTTGGACTAACGTGTAGCCAATACCGCGCTTATGTGCTTCAGTAAGTTCTTTCTGAAATTCAGGTTTGTTGATGCACAGTAGTTTGATTGCCTCTGCAGGAGAGCGCAGATCGTGGTACCTGTGCTCTGAGCCATAACGCTCGCCCAGATCACCCAGCAACCTAACGGTCTGTTGCATACCGAAAGACTGCTGCGACTCTAGAAACATAGTATCGCCTTAGTGGTTCTACTGCACTAAGCGAATCTTGCCGCTGGTGAAGAATCTGCTGATTAGGAAGAAGGATTGCAGCGTGCATTGGTGCTGACGTACCAAGCTTCATGATCAATACATCGCCAGGGCGCTTGCTGGCGTAGCCAACTTGCTTAAAACCGATAGCCAATGCTTGTTGCAAAAAAATGCTGTCGCAGGTTTCTAAATCGTCAGGCCGTTCAAAATCAGGCAACTGGATTCCCTGCAGTCCAAACCAGTCGCGGACCAGGGTAAAGCAATCGAACTTGCCGTACTCCCACTGCCTGCCGATTAAGGCTCGATAGTTGACCATTGCTTGTCTGGCACACTCCAAATATGCCAAGGGATCTTCGTTCCAGTGCACGCACGTCTATCAGCTTCACTAGCCGCTCCACCTTTTGGATGTGAGTGGACTATGGCCTGAACAGTTCCGTACATTGCTGCGATGGCGTAGTCCCTAGGTTCGATTACAAAATCAGCGCACGGGTCATCCGCAATGTTGCGACAAGGCCAGTACTTGCCATCGACCACGACTCCGCAAGCTTCGTTTGGGGTGGATCGTGCTGCGTGCTGCTCAGCGTCAGATTTGAAGTCGAGCACTTGGAAATCCTCCAAATGGCAGCAAGTCATCATCAGGCCCAATACCTTGGCCTTTTGGGAAGCGCTTCTCACACGCCTCTAAGTTTTTGGCGCATTGATCGTCTGCTGCGTTAGTGACTTGTTGGTTTTGCAAATTAAACATTTTGCCCGGCTTGTAACCGCACTCACTGCCTTTGTAAATCCAAGGACAGTGCTCAACAACTTGCCTGCCAGGCAAACGCACATTGGTAAGATCGAGTTTGCCTGCTAGTTCAAACTCAACCAATGTTGGGTTTTCCAGCGCCACACGGTCTATGTACCAAGACTCATAACCACCGTTAAACAGTGCGTTGGGGTCATAAGTAGGGTTTACACCGCTGGGAAAGTTAATCGGGTCAAGAAACTTTTTACAAGTTCTGATTCTTCTTACTTCTGCCCGCAGTGGATTGTACGCAAGTAATAACGAACTTATCGCACCATTTCCAGGGTTGCCGGGGGTGCCAGCGTTCGAAATTTTCATTGTGGGGCGAGGCAGCGTGCCCTTTGTCGTCACCTCAAACCCGTCTACTTCGATTGGAACTGCTGCATAGCTGACTCCGTCAAAAACAATGTCACTGGTTACTTCATTCGTACCAGCGTGGTAGTAATACACCAGATCTACGCCATTAACATCAGCAGTAAGGTGCAGCTGAAACAATTCAATGATTGCCGAAGGCTCTAAAGAATAAAGCTCTACTTTTACGTTTTCTGGTGTTGTAGTCATGCCTCAAACACCTCCTCAAAAGTTGCGCTAATTTCAGCGCGGCCTGGAAAAGGAAGTGTTTTTGACCAGCTTCTGCAAATAAATTTTTTGCTGCTTGGTTCGCCTGGTGGCGTGTAGTCGAAGCTTTCGGCACCGCCTCTGGCGTCTAAAAAACTTTCGATTGTGTCAGATTCTGTTTCTGATACGCGGAAAGTCATACTGTAGTTTTTTGGGTTTTGGTTTATGCCGAACACACTGCGTTGGCTATACCCAGAACCGAATTGAGCAACTCGGACTTTAGGTTCACTTTGTTTAGTTACCCCTGGTGCAGGGTCAAAAGCAGGAAACGTAGGCATTACGCAAGTAATCCTCCAGGACGTTTTTGCTTGATTATTTCAGACTGTACAGCAGCGCCAATAGCGGCACCCAAAGCCTTTGCATTTGGTTCGTTGCCTTGCGTGCTGGAACCTTTGGCGTCCACGTTGACGACAACATTTGTGTCGCCTCCACCGCCTCCACCAAACCGCCCATTTGGCACTATCCTCCCGTTTGAACGCGGAACAAACAGTTCTGGACCGCGTTCTCCGATGATGTAGGGGTTGCCACTTGCAACTGGGCCGCCATTTGCGGCAAGTTGCGGGCCGCCTAGTGAAATAATATTGCCAGGAAGGTTGAACGCTCCACCATCTTGAATAGTGTTCACGGGTGAACTTGTGCCGCTACTTGCGGGAACACCTGCGAATATCCGTGCGACACCGATAGCGATGTAAGTTGCGATCATCTGGGCTGCAGTTTGAAGAAGTAGATTTGCGATGTTCTTAAGGAAATCGGCAAATACTTCCTCAGCACTCTTCGTTCCAGCAACAACCTCGGATAGTCCGGTTGTCATTGCTGCGCCGAAAGCGTCCCCGATCCCCTGCGAAACAGTTACGGCAACTTGTTCAAAGTCATTTAGTGCTTGGGTGGACTGTGCAATAAATGCGTTTAAAGGTTGCTGTGCTTCAATCAAGCTTTGTTTCATCAGCTCGATTTGCTGTAGTTGACCCTCGCTAAAGTCTCCGCTATCTCGTAGGTTTTGCATTTCTTCGCGCAAGCGAAGCTGCTCTGCTTCTTCGCGGGTAGTTGCAGTGGCAATATCTAACTGTGACTGCAAGCCTGTAATAGTATTTGTAAACAGTTCGTTTCTTTGACGCTGTATTTCTGTCATGTCTCGCTCAGTGTCGCGCATTGCAGCTACTCTTTGGGCTGCAGCTGTAAGGTTAATTTCCTGTACCTCTTGTTGATTTGTTACTCCTATTAAAGACTTGAGCCTGTTTTGTTCGATAGTAAAGATAGCTTGCTCACCTTTAATTCTTCTGGCGGTTAGGCTGTCTTGAGCTGCTTCAGCCGCAGCAATGCGATCCTTGAACTCTGTTAATTGAGGCAGTGCTTCACGCCCCAAGGCTGATTTTGCGAGTTTTTCCCGTCGTCTTTGCTCTTCACGTTCGCGTCGAGCAGCTTCAGAATTGGCTTTTGGTAAACCGCTTGTGAGAGCTCTGTTTCTCTGGTTTTCTAGTTTTGCTAATGCTGTAAGCTCTTGGTTTTCAAGTGCGAGTAGTTTTAAGTTTATAATCCGCCTATCAGCTTCTGTTTCAACTGCTTCGTTTAAAAGGTTCTGTATTTTAACAGCAAAATCTGCTTTTATATTTGCTTGTTCAAGTTTGTAAACACCTTCATCTTTTATGTCCAAACCAAGGCTTGCAATTTCAAGTTCTCGCTCACTTGCTTCAAGTAGATTTAAAACTTCAGAATAAGACTCTTTTACTGTTCGGAATTGCTGAAGGCGGGTGTCAAAAATGCGTTGTTCTGCGGCTTCAATTTCTTGAACAATATCTAACAAACGTTGGCGAGCTTCTGATTCGTCAATAAGCCGGTTTGCAAAGTCTTCTCGAACAGCCTTAACAGCTGCATTGTCAGCAAGATCACCTGCACCTACACCAAATACGCC